GGCGGCAGAGGTGCACCGATGTCCTTGACGTTCTCCAGAATGGAAATGATCTCGTTGGCGATGAGCCAAACAGCCGCCACCGATGCAACAAGAAAATGAAACGGTATCGTTACCCCTATATTCGCAGCGGCAAAAGATAACAGCCAGTCCAGTATAGCGCCTACCGCAACCAACAGCCACATACATATTTTCTTAGCGATACCACGAATTGATTTGTACGAGCATACAGTCTCCTGACGATACTTTGCGGCACACAGCCCCGTGCCATAGTCAATGATGTTGCACAGTATCAGCACTATCATCGGCACGTAAAGCAGTCCGAGCCAGCTTGACAGCGCTGCGCCAATGGCTATAAACCATCTTTTAATATTATCCATGATGATCTCCTTTCTTATTCCAGTCCTTTGTCCGATATCCAGCCGCCTAAAGCAGGCACATATGACCAGCCTGTGGCGACGCTAAGTACCTGCCCACCCTTGACCTGGGCTATCACAGCGGCATCGGCAGAGGGCAGCTTCCTGACATTCCAGGTGCCTTTCTTAACAGTTACCTTCTTGCCGATGCCAATAGCAGATGATGTGCCGGGCTTTGTGGCGGTTGTGCTGTCAATGGTGATCGTGGGAGCCTTGTCCAGATAAGTGAGATAAGGGCACTTACCCCACCATTTCCAAGGTCTGAGTGCGAGTTTTGTTTTGACTACACCAAACTCATGTCCACGAGCTTCGATGACCTCACCATTGCCGATGTACACGCCTACGTGACCCGACATAAAGACCAGTACACCGGGTGTGTCAGGCATGGTTGAGATAGCACCACGTTCCCTGCAATTCGCCCGCATCATATTTGCGGACACATCCTGAGCACTGTTGTATTTGGGTGTCGAGGTAGGTGTCTCACTCCAGAGGTAGCCCTTGATGAGCCCTACACAATCATGGACCCTTTTGCCGTACTGGGAAGAGAAGTTGTTGTAAGCAGTTCCTTCCCACTTGTAATACACGGCCCACTGCTTTTTCTTGGCAACATAGAGTGCTTCGTTCGCTGTCTGCCCGAATGTGCCGTACCAGTACGGCTTGCCAAGCTGTGCCTTGGCATATTCGACAAGTCCGTAATTTGTTTTTGCAGCCATTTTCATTCCTCCTTAGATTTCCTAACCACAGGAATATCAAATTTTTTCAATTTCTCTTCCAGATCGTTAATTTCGTCTCTTACCGCCTGACGTTTGGCGTTTAATTCCGTCATGTCATACGGTGCAGGCAGACCCATCAACGCATATTCATAGCACTTGGCTATTTTCCAGTCCCCAATAGGACTGGCGCTATCCGACAGTTGCCAGCGGCAGTCAGCAATTTTCTGCTGGATTTCATTGTATGTATTCATTTGTCGTACCTCCTCAGCCTATGCAGAAACAGGGGCGGACGGCAAGTGCAACCCCGGCACCATTGCGGGTTGCATTACCATTGCTGGTCATAGCCGTAAAGTCGCTTCCTCCAGCAATGGTGTTTAGCCAGTACCAGTTGCGGTTACAAATATATTTTGATGCAATTCTAAACAACGGAAATTGCCTATAATTTACACCTGCATCATATTTGTTTCCCCACAGATTACTGCCATACACCTCTGGTTCAGACATCAGATTGATTTTTACATCAGCCCACGCCCAGCCACTTGCCTGGTTTCCAGTTACACTATTGCTCAGAATTTCACGATGTGACAATAGGTGATTGTTTAGTTTCGCTGAAAAATGCGTATTATACACAGGTAATGCCGATGCAAACATGAAACTGCCGACATATCCCCCAGTAGTTGTATTTGTGCCGTTCATTCGGTTGGTTCCAATAGTCCCATCAGGCACAATAACAGCGTGATGCTGTGTAAATGCCGTATCGCCTGTATTCAGGTATGTATCTAAACCAGCAATGCGAAATTTAGTATTGTATGTGACAGTCTGGGTCGATTCGACCAGCGTTTTTGTACCGTCATCACCGGTCTGTTCCACAAAACAGGGAACATTCGCAATGTCCCCCGACAACGTGAAATAGTCACCGATGTAAATGTCAGAAAACGACCCGTCAGCAATCATAGCGCAGATATCATTGATATCATAGCCCTTGGCGAATAAATCATCGCCACGAAAGATATTATTATGATTTTCTGCAATGCTGGTAATCCACTCTGTCTCGTCTTCAGCCGGAAAATCAGGCTCGCCGTCAACATAGCGTTTAACGTCTTTTTCGTAGTTCTGGGCAATTTCTGCCGCAGTCAACGCCCTGCTGTACGCCGCCAAACGATAGAAATTATATGCGCCTACCGCATAATTGACATCGCCTGCGCCCAAACAGCCCAGATACGTATTTTTGGTTGATTTCTTGTAGTCGGATAACGTTTTTGTTCCGACCAGTGCACCGTTCACATAGAACTTAAACGCCTGTCCGTCATAGGTTATAGCTAAACCATATGACGTATTCTGACTGAATGCTGTGGCGATATTCAGGTAACTTGTCGATGTCTCAGAACGTATGGACGCATTCATCTGACCGTTTTCGGTGTAAATGCCAAAACCAGCCTTGTCAAAACAGCTGATAATATCGTTTTCGCCAGTAGTTCCGCCTGTTATTTCAACGAACAGTTCTACAGTAAAACGGTCATAATCAATCAGGTCGGGTATCTTCATCGCCGTTGCGATACCTGTCTGTTTGATGTAGTGATTAGATGCTATCAGTCCGGAACCGCTGCCGTCTGTGTATCGGCTCATGGTCTGACTGTTTACCATGTCAACCCATGTGTTGCCGTTTGTGGCGTGCTTGGGCGGAAAATTATAAATGCCATCATAAAACATTTTTGCTCCGGGGGTATATCCCAGTGATGTGGGGGTTATATCAACTGTCTCACCCCCTTTCTGTGCCACCTTAAAACGGTTGCCACCGTCATACTGCCCCATAATAGTAACAGTCCCGCTGCCGTTGAGGTACAGTGTGCCGTCGCCAAAAATATCACCGCAATTTGCAATGACTACGCTGCCGTCTTTTGGCACGGCAACAACACCGTCAGCGCCTGCCGTGCAATCCGCATTCACCGTGGAAATGTACACAGGGGCACTGCTATCGTTTCTTACCGCAAAATATGGATATCTGCGGTCAAATGTTACGGTTGTCACGCCGTCAAGCGTGACGGTTGCTTCTCTTGTACTAATCATAAAATTCACTCCTTTTTAGGTTTTAAAAGTCTCATAAAACACTTTTTCTGCCTTGAGTAATTCCGCTGCAATGGACGGGTAACGTGATACTGCGCTTGGCGCAGCGTATCCATAGCCGTTAGATACTACATTGTTGCCAACCGCATATATGGTGCTTGATGTACTGTTAGTCTGCTCATCGGTGCCCGTCTGTTCATCGGTTGCGGAATCATAATACGTATATTTATACTTATACGTTAGGCTAAGACCAATCTCATTAGCCCCGTATTGTCTCGGCTGTGCGGTTGCGCTGGCTTCAACCAACTCCCATTCTGACAAATTCACCTTGTGGATTATGCCGGATTCGGTGTCATACACATACGCCCATTGATTCCAGAACATAGTAAACGTAGAATACGCCCCATAAAATGGGACATTGTTTTTTGAAACGACCTTGCACAGCATTCCATAATTATACCGTACATTTATGTTATATTGCGCATAGGTGGTGTTGCCGCTTTCTATATAGCCCAACGTATTATCAGCGTGAACTTTAACGTCTGTTCTATAATCCCCATAGCTCAGACTGCACGCAGTAGGCAGCGCCGCCAGCTGTTCCAATGTCAGAAAACCGCTGCTCTGCGGCACATCAACCGTTACAGGCTCAAACCCCACATACCCCTCAGGCGCATTATATACTCCGTTTTCCGTTATAGTTATGGGCTTGACCTTTCCGCCTTCATTCGCCAGTCCCAGCAGGAACCACATCATATCATCCATCGTCATTCACCTCGTCTCTCATGAGATTGATGTTTCCATCTGCATCTTCGCTGTAGGAATATTTAAGCTTTTTACCGCCATAATCGGCAATAAGAGCTATGCCGTTGGTTGTGGCAGTGCGCTTGCAGGTAGGAAGGATAGTGTCAATGATCGCACCCTCGAATGTGGCAACGCCGCTTTCGTCCATCTCAAAGCCGTAATTTACGGTCTTGTTGTTTACCTCATCTTTGACAACCAGTGCAGCGCCTTTTTCGGTGATAACGGTGTTGCCCATCAGCGCACCAATGCGCACACGCATTGCGATCTCACGCTCCGTGCGGTTGTGATATGCCAGCTCGTCCTCAGACACATCATTGCGCCCCACTGACGCATATATGCCTGTTGATGTGAGCGATACCGTGCAGTTGTTTACATACAGATTTTGTTTTGTGCCAAAGGTTATAAGCGATGAGGGTGACGGTATTATCGCAAGCTGACCTATGGACGCAAGCATCTTACTGCAGCTCCACGATTTGTAGGTGTAATCCTTGAGCCTGTTATACAGCGCACCCGCAAGAGCTGCGGAAGCAAATGGCGTTTCGATCTCAACAGTACCGTAAGCAGTTTCGGAAGCTCCGGCTGTGTAGCGTTCGCTGCCGCTTGTAAGTATAAACTTGCGGAATGTTTTTGTGCCGCCGATATAAACATCGGAATACTTTTCCGCCGTAAATACCGCTCCCATACCGCTGTCAACGGGAATAAGAGTAAGAGTGCCACGCACATCGGCAGTGCCTATGTCATTTTGCAGAAGCCATACACCGCAGCAGGCACGGGACAGGTCATCAAGTATATTGCGGCAGGTCTTACCGCTGATATTGTCCTTTTTAGCCTTGGTGATAACTGTTCCGATAATGCCTGTGCTGTCGGAGTAGCCGTTGTATCCGCATATCGCCATGATCTTGTCCATAACATCAGATATGGAAGCATATCCACTGATGTCGTACAGATCATCGGGCATAGCAATGTCACGATCTGTGGCATATGACCTGTCATAGCAGGTGAAATTGAGCTTTGCGTTGCTGTATGAGCGGGAAGATACGTAAAACCGTGGTATATCCATACCATTTGAGCAGGTAAGTATGACCTGCGCACCTGTGGGGAAAAGTTCGGACGTATCATCATAATCGCAGGCAGGTACAGAAAAGGACAGCTGCGGAGTGATAACGCCCGAAATCCCGTAGCCGTCCACATCGTATTTTATCTGTACGTCAGCAAAGTGAGGCACATCTATACCTCCGATAGTCAGGGTATAGCTAAAGACTGTCGCCCGAGTTTATTACCCCGAGCGACTGCACAGTTACATCAAAATGCCATTTCTGCCCCTTATCATACGGCTCTGCACGGTATGATGTTTTTGAAAATGATGTCGTTATATCGGTGGGAGCGGATACCGTACAGGACACGGAGCTGCCGCCCAGAGCAGCAGATATAAGTGCTGCCGTATCGGACGGCACACGCCGCAGAGAGAAGCTTACCGACACCTTATCGCCCTTGTAGTCATTTACACTGTCACCGTTTATGCAGGTAAAAGCGTCATTGCCGTACTGCGGTTCGAGCTGTATATTGTAGGTTTCCAGCCACGGCAGTACATTTATATTTCCAATCCTGAAAATCATCAGCCTGTTCTCCTTTCCTTAGTTTTGCGGCTGTGTTCTGTTGACCGTGATATCGTTTCGCTGTCGATCTGCACGGTAATATTGTTTGTGGTGTCAATGGTGATATTGTCATTTTTACTGCTGCCGGAGGTCTTTGTTCCGGCGTTTTTGGCAGACGTATCGGACGCAAGGTTTTCTGCCGATGAAGTCTGTGAAACGGATATTTCGCTTCGGTGCTTTTTCAGCTCCTCGTCAAATCCGTTCATGAGCTGCCTGCCAAGCTCCTGACCTTCGGCGTGTGCATCTATGCCGCCAAGGGCAATGGAAAAGCTCTTATTAAGGTCCATATCATCAACAGCGGACTCAAACACCTCTGCAAAGCTGTCGGTAAATGTGGTCATTCTTTCGGTCAGGTCATCTGAATTGCCTATGCCTTCCATAATACCGCTGAGCATTGCTCTTCCTGCGGTCTGAGCCGCAGCAGGCAGGCTGGTAAGGGCAGTGTTAACACATTCCATAAGCACGGAATTGAGCTTTTCGGCTTCCCCTTTATACATATCCTTGGAAAGCTCATCGGCAAGATCGTCACGCTTTTTATAGTAGTTGTTTATCTTGGCAAATTCCTTGTCGGAAAGCCCTGAAAGATACTTGCCGAACTGTGCGCCGTCCTCGAAATCAAGGCTTGTAAGCTCCTCGATAAGTCCCTGAGATGCACCATTGGCTTTAAGCTTCATCACATAGCTGTGATATTTTTCCATCTCTTTCATTTGCTTGTCGATGTTTGCGATAGTATAGGTTTTGACCTTTTGACCGTTCTTTTCGGTTTCGTCAACAGAGAAGATATCACCCACGGACAGCAGCTTGTTTTTGTAACCCGAAATGTTGGATTTAAGGTCACTCATTGCCTTGCTGTATTCGGAGATAATGCTTGACAAGCAGCTTTTGGTAGCCGAAAGCTGCTTTTTCAGACCGTCCTTGGTATCCTTCAGGTTTTTCTCCATGCCCTCCCGGATCTTTTTATTTATCTCGGACGTGGTTTTGGCTGTCTCTTTCAGCTTTTCTTCCTCAAGCTTCTTGCTTGCTTCCGCAAAGTCCTTTTCGCAGCCGTATATCTCTTCATAAAATTTCCAGTGATCCTTGTAGGTCTCGGAACCGTATTTGTCAAGAAGTGCCTTTTTCTTTTCGTACAGCTCTTGTTCGGTGGCTATGCTTCCCGTATTATACTGGTGGTCAAGCTTTTCAAAACCGCTTTCCAGCTTTTGGGTATTTGCGTCGAGCTGTTTAAGCATTTCCTCATTGGACGATTTAATGGTATCTGCATATTGCTGACCTGCAAGACGATGATTATCAACATAGCTATTGGTCGATTCTTCTTCAACAGAATTAAGCTCATTATATGTATCTGAATAAAGCTGATGGTATTCATCAATAATTGCCTGATTAGTATTACGCTGCTGAACAAGAGCATCGTAGGAAATTCCATACAAACGCTGTGCAATGCTATCCAATGATGATACATCATCAACACTTAGACCTTCTGACGCATACAGATCTGCATTGCGCTGTTCTTTTTCATATTGAGCCTGAATTTCATCAAGCTGCTTGTTAATATCATAGTTTTGAGAGGCGGCTTCCTCATACTGTTTGTATTTCGCATTGAGGACAGCTTGTGATTCCATATTTTGACAAACACGTTCAATGCTGTCGGCAAGGCTATTGTATGCACCTGTCTGTTCATTGATAATCTCGGTGCCGTCGGGCAGAATTTCCTGCAGTTCTTCCGCAAGTGACTTAAATTCAGCCATTTCACCTTTAGTAAGATTACTGTAACGCTGGCGCAGCTCTTCGTAGCGGCTGGCTTTTTCCTTTATTACCGCTATTTCCGCATTGGACTTGTCTATATTTTCCTGTCCGTCCTGCACAACCTTATCCATAGCCTCAGTGTACTCATTCGTCTCATCGACAAGAGCGGCTGGTGTCGACTTTTCTTTGTTTAAATGACTGATTTAAAGTTCTTTACCTGTAACCAA